ATGCTGCTTCAGCACCTTTAATCAAAGTTCTTGACATTACTCTAACTTACACTATAAACTTATTTATCAATATGGATCACTAGTAGATGGTGTGGGATCTCCTCCACCAATAGTAATTGGATTGGGTGTAACTGTTGCCATGTTTACAACAGATTTATTGCAGCATAATAATTTAACATTCGATTCAGTAGCACCCTGACTTGTTGTATTCAATGCTGATGTTGAAGGTGTAAAGTTACTTGTATAAAGTGCCTGTCCTTTTGTAAGTCTTATATTAGAAATCTTACCATCAACATAACCAGTACCAGCAACATTACCACCAATATCTACATTAACAGTACTGTTCTGCATAGTACCAACAATAGTATGATCTGGTCCTTTAGAACCATTCAACCAAACATTAATTGTATTACCACTCCTTGTTACAGCACAATGTTGCCATTGGTTTGTTTGAAGTGCTCCAGATGCATCAGCATTGTGAAAAGCACCATTAGTATTGCAATAATAGAATGATAAAGTACTACCAACAGGTTCAAATGTCCAACTGTTTGTTACATTATAGTTTCCATTTGGCCACTGAGCTAGTAATCCACACCAACTTGGATTGGTATCTGGGTTATACCAACATTCTATTGTAAAGTCTGATGAATCAAGATCAAAATCAGTACTATCAGCTATAGTTAAATAATCATTACCATCAAACTCAACAGAGTGATCACCCTCAAATGGATCATCAGATTTCATACTAGGACTACCAATAAAACTATTAAATGATCCAGAAGCATTAAAAACTGACTGTTGCAACATGGATTTAGTAAATCCTAAGAACTTAACATTACTTTCGGTAGCACCTTGACTTGTTAATGTTAATGCTGATGCTGATGGATTAAAACTTGATGTATAAAGTGCTTGTCCTTTAGTGAATCTAAAATTAGATAATAGACCATTCGTAAAGTAATTACTTTGATGAACAGCTCCACCAATTTCAAAGTAACCAGGACCACCATTGTAATTATCACCATCAGTGTATGTATCTTCTAAAATACCATTAATGAATAATTTATTAGAACTACCAGATCTAGACCATGCAATATGATACCAATTTCCTGTTGTTACTTGAGTGGTGCTTTTCAAAATATGATACATTGCACCACCTCTATGATTACTACTACCTGTATTTGCCGCATAAATGTAACCACTTGCGTCTCTACTGAGTATAGGAGTATTTTGTATAGAACCAGATCTACTGTCTACGATAACTCCTAGACCACTTACAGAATCAAATTTAACCCAAACCTCCATAGTAAAACTATCAAGTCCAGGTTTGAAATCATTTGAAGTTCCTGTTCTAAATCCTTCACTACCATTTAATTCTAAACTCCAATCGCCAGCAAATGGATCTTCTGTTGATGATACTGCTCCTTCAACAGTAATTGTTCCTGGTTTAACATCAGCAGCAGTAAGTGTAGAAGTTTTACAGCATAGAAGTTTAACATTACTTGATGTAGCACTTTGAGATGTTGTTGTTAATGCTTCTGTTGGTACAGAAAAATTGTTTGTAGTATATAATGCTTGTCCTTTTATAATTCTAAGATTACTAACCCTACCAGCAAATGGTTCTTCTATCATCCTATCAACCGTGCCACCTATAGCAAGAGTATTAGTTCCTGAATCTTCTAAAGAATCAGTAAATTGAGCTTCACTATCTTCCACAACACCATTAACGTATAATCTAAAAGTGCCTGATGCTCTAGTAATTGCTATATGATACCAACTATTATTTTCTACACTTGTGGATGATATTAATACTCTACCAGCTGCATTTACTCCACCTACATTTCTATTTTTGTAAGAAGTAAATGTTACTTTATTGGGATGATCTGCATCATCAAAGCAAACTCCAACTGTGTCATTTGAACTAAAAAATGGACCAAAATGCCATAATCTTGAGTATGGTTTTGGATCTGAAGTCCTAAACACAAATGCTTCCATTGTAAAGTCTCCAGTTCCAAAGGCAAAATCTGAAGTTGCTGCCAATGTCATTCTGTCATTACTTCCATCAAATTGAGCACTAAAATCACCAGTAGGTGTTGTTGAAGTATCAGAAATAGTAACAGTTAAACTATTACCTACCTGAGTATTTCTTCCAGAATCACTATAAACTTTAATCGTAGCAGTTTCTGTTCCTTCAGTAGTTAAATCTTCATCAACTGTATGAGAGAAAGTAGCAGAATTACTTGATACAGATACTGTTCCTGTTAGTGCTCCTGATGAGAAATCTTCAGCTTGTACGCCAGTTAACTCCCAATATAAATTAGTCCCATCATCAACATTAGTAGTTGTAATTGTAGTTGTAAAATTACCACCTTCATCTACAGCAGTGGCAGATACTGAATGGGTATATGTTGGTACAACAGCATCTTGACCTACAAAACTCATCATAGGTGAAAAAGCAACCCTTGCTGCTTGAAGATTAGCACTACCTTCTAGAGTATCTGTATAATCCTTTTCACAATATACAACTTCACCTGCAGGAACCATAAAAGTACCTACAGTAGTACCACCAGAAGTTTTTCTAGTTACAAGTAAATTTGAAGAATCACTATTAAAGACTCTTACAACACGAGCACTACCAACGCTAATAGGAGCGTTTAGATTTGTTTCTCCACCTAATACTTTCATTTAACCCACCTTTGTATCAGTCTTCACAGGAGCATTTGCTCTAATTTTTGTATAATCTACATAAATCTTTTCATTTGGACCTTTTGAATGGTCTTTTCTATTACCTGATCCAAGGAACTCATTTGTTCTATTACCTTCAATAAGACCTAATTCATCTCTCCATGAATAAGATTGAGTTAGATTTTTGATTTTCTTTTTCTTCTCATTTTGTTTATTTTGTAATGTATTCTTCAAGTTGTTAATTCCATCATAAGCAGCCTTACCAAGTCCAACAGTTGTAGTTAAAACCGCACCAAGAGCAGCAGGACCACCCATATTATCCATTCCTTCATCCATCTCTAAAGATGTAACAGGTCTACTCATAAATTTCTTTCTTTGTTTATCAGCAGCAGCATCACCTTTAAGTTTTCTTGTCTGTGCTATTTGTGCTCCATAAACTCTATCAACAGTTTTTCCTCTATCGGCATCAAATGATCTTCCACCAGATTTTTTCTGTGAAGTTGTTATTTTTTCATTCTTAGAAGGATTAACTTCCTTTTTACCATCATTAGTTATAGGTGCTTCAACCTTTTTCTCTACTGATGGTGTATTCTTTTTCTGATCACCACGAATGGAAGTAGATAATGGTTTATCTCCTTTTAGTTCAGTTCCTGTTGCAACTTTACTTGGAGAATTACTAGTAAGTTTACTACCAGCAACTACACCTGATCCAGCAACAGCAGCAGTAGCTCCAGTTTTTACTTGATTTGCAACCTTTGCTATACCATCACCAATAGGAGTTGGTGTAATATTCTTCATAGGTTTAACTGCAGTAGTTGGATTGGTAGCAGCACCACCCAATACATCTACGTCTTTTGCAGTTGTTTGAATTTCTGCTTTCTTAGCATTAATTCTATCTAATTTTCCTTTGGTTCTATTTACTAGATTACTGCCAGCATCTTTAACATTTTGCATAAAACCCTTAAAGGATTTTACTAGACCACCACCTTTACTGGATGTATTAATCCTTGGACTTTTAGTTATTGATACACCATCAGGATTTCTTAATTTTTTAGCAGTATCAAATACATCTTTAGTTAATTTAGTATCTCTTGCACCACGATTAACAATTCCTCTTAAACCTTTACCTAAATTATATGCATTTCTAACACCTTTAGTTGACAGATTCCATGCACCCCTAAAAGCACCAGTTACAATTGGACCAAGTGGTATTTTAGGTAATTCTTCTGATAATATAGTAACAATCTCTTCATCATTATATCCTTCAGCGATTAGCATCTCTGTAACCATTTCCAATTTCCAGTTAGAAGCACCTTTAATTGGTTCTGGTTTAATTATATCTACTGTTTCTACTTCTGTAAAATTTAATCCGTCTGCAACATTTTGAACTTGTATTCCACCTTCAACATGTTCTTTTTTTACACCACGTCTTTTCTTATGCTCTTCCCTTCTCTGATCTATCATTTTACCCCTTTCACCACTAGCATCAAATACAGCAGGTTCTCCCTCCTTACCAAACTTTCGTTTGTTTCTTACTGATGCTTTACCATAATCAGAACGACCTGCCTCAACCTTTGCTTCATCAATATCAAATTCCTCTCTCCAATTGCTTAGAGATTCTTGCTTTACTGTTATATTTTTCATGGAACGGATTAATCGTCTTTATTATTTAGAATACCTTCTTTTATCATCTTTGAAAGTTCTGATGTAGAACCAACAAATAATGCGTTATTTGTAACGTTACTTGGAACTTTAGGTTTATCTTCATCCAAATCTTTCATTTTCTTCTGAAGATCTGCTAATTTATCAGTAATATCTGCAGTTGACTTTAATACTTGACCAGCAACTTCATATGCCCTTGGACTTGCACTTTCACCAGCAAGTTCCATAACTCCATTTAAAGTTTCTTGACCCTTTTCTATTAATGAATATAATTGTGCTCTTGCATACTTATAATCCTTTTCAGCATCATCAGTAATATCTGGTAGTGTATCCTTTCTTCGGACACAACCACCTTCATTAACTTGCTGAACTTCTATCTCAGTGTTAAATGTTTCATTCAAATCATCATAATTATTTTTCATGATTATAAATCTACCTTTCTAGTTGGACTATATTCTTTACCATCACCAAAGAAAGTCGAACTCTCTGTGAATCCAAAATCATCTCCTGGTGGAATTAATGGATCATCATACTGATCAATTACTGTATCTTCATTATAATCCTTTTTCGCTGCTGCTTTTACAGTGTATCTTTGCTCACGCTTTGCTGTTTGTGGATTACTGTCAGAATAGTAATCAATCTGAACCTTACGAATAAGTCCATCTGTAGAATCTGCAATAGGACCAAACATATATGTTTTAGCAGTAAAGCTTAAAGTATATATTAATGCTCTTCTGGTTTCAAAATTACCTTCATAATCGTCAGTAAATGCAATGTTCTCAAGAACCATAGGAACATCCCTCTTCTCACCAATCTGATCTACTAAATCTATTGTTAGAGTAAAACCAGGTTGAAAGAATGGTAATATTTGTTCCAATATTTGAAGAGAATCATCTTGTAATTTAGTAAGAATATTCAATTCAAATCCCAAGTTATATGGAACAGGCATAAAAACCTTTTTAAGTTTTCCACTATCACTAGCTTTAAATGTTTGTGAAATACCAGATTTCCTAGATGGATCATATTGAATATTATTCATTTCAAAGGAAATTCTAGGCAATGATATTTGAGTTGCCTTATTTAATTCTGGTTGTTGTTGTATTCTTGCTAAAAACTTTTGCTTAGGACCATATGAAATTGGAACCTTAATTTGACTAATGTCCTTTCCAGTAGAATCTTGATGACGAACATGAATATCATTAAAAAGTGTTCCGAAAGAAATAACGGTTTTTCTTATTATTTCGTGATAAAAATACGTTCCTAACATTAATAAGTACCAAAGGGATTTGATTCAGTAAAATCTAGTATCTGATCTGCGTTCAACTCAAATTCACTAGCATCATTATATTTATCATTAACGTCATCGGAATTATATGATCCGAGAGTATATGATGCTCCAGAAGTCTTTCCAACAATATCCTCACCTTGGAAGAATCCAGAAACTGTTGTTCCAATACCAACATTACTTACGGTTAATATATTAGTATCTTTATCCCAAGATTTAACTCTTGCTTGAGCATAAGATCTAGAACCTTCAATAACTTCATTAAATTGGAATGTTCCAATACCAGCCATAGATGGTGGATCTGCAATAGTTACTGTAGGTATTGATGCATAACCAATTCCAGGATCACTTACAAATATACTCTTAACAACGTGTTGAGCACCTGCTAATCCTACAGAAGCAATTCCAACTGCAGTGGTTCCAGCACCTGGTTGACCAACCGTTACTGTTGGTGCTGTGCTATAACCAACACCACCATCTAGGATATTAAATCTAGTTACACCTTGATAAACAGTTTCAACAGAACAAGTTGCGGCAGCACCTGTTCCACCACCACCAGAAATAGTAATTTGTGGTGGTGTAACATAACCAGCACCAGCACTCGTCATTAATATCTTCTCAATAGAAGTAACATTTGCTCTAGTTGTTAATATTCCAATTGCTCTTGCTGGATTATCTGCTGGAGAATTTTCAAATGTAATTGTAGGTGGAGAAGTAAATCCAGATCCATCATTATTTAAGAATATTTCTCTAACATATCCTTGACCTAATGCTGCTGTTGCTATAGCAGTTCTTCCTAAACCAACTAATCTAAGAGTTGTAATATATCCTTCATCCTGAACCTGAGTATCAATAGCATCAATAGATGTATCAATAACCTCATCCTCATATTCAAAGAGTTCACATTTTAATTGAAAAACGTAATTTTTACCTAACTGATAGAAAGGATCTTCATGTTCTACAAATTTTATCTCAAACAATCTTTGACCTAGTGGGAAATAAACAAGATCACCTTCTCTAGGTCTAGAGGATAATGTTACTTCACTTTGATCTGTACCATCATCATTGGCAGCGAGAAATGGTGATATAAAATCCTCAAATCTTTCTTTAGAAATTGTTAAAGTAACTTCATCCTTTAAACTCATTCCAAATTTTGTTAAAACATCACCTGCACCACCATATCCATCATAGTTATTAACATATGCTTCTATAGCAAAATTATCATCAAATTTAGAAGATTGAACCTCTTCCATAATTGATAATTTATTTACAAATTTTCTGGGAATATATGTTACTTCAACACCAAAAATTTTTAAATGTTCATTTATTAAATCTTGAGCCAATCTTTGCTCAGATGATGTTCCTTGTAGAAAAAACGGATTGAGTGCCATATCTTATCACCCAATACAATCATATGGTGGTAATTCATATTCTGAAGACATTCTTGATCTAAGAGCTTCTATTTCTTTTTCAGCATCATCAAAAATTTCTCTACCATTAAGTTCTATACCACCAGGTAACTTAACTCCACGGAATTTAATCAAATTCTGTCCCCATTGTCTCTTCATGAGAGCAGTGAGATACTGTTTTAAGAATACATCATTATAAACTTGAGTAAATGATGTAGGATCTAATGCTCTATAACAATCAAGAACAAGATAATTACCAGCAGTTTCAGAACCCCAATCAATATCCAAATATAACCTATCTTGTCTCTTATTAAATCTTATTTGTTTATCTGTTGTTAGTAAAAAATCGATATCCTCAAGATATGATTTTGTCATTGAATATTGTAATAATTCTATAGAATTGAACCTATACAAATCATTTAAAAATAATTGATATTTAATACTAAACATCCCACCTGATATGGTGCTACTATCAAACTTAAATATCTTTTCTACACCAACTACAGAATCTGGAACTTGTAAAAAATTAGAAGTCTCATACCAGTTACTTGTAGTGGTTCCATAACCCGATATATTTGTAGAAGTAGCAGTTGTAGTTACAATACCAACTCCTTCAGTATTTTTTGCCTGTCCTCTATCAATATCCTCTTGAGTAAGTTCATACTTAAGATACATTCTTTCAACACCATCAAAGTGTCTTTCATTAAAAAGTTGAATGGCATCATCGACTAAATCATCTATTTGATCATCGTCAAGGTTAATCTCCAATACAGGAGCACCCAGCTTCCTTAAACAGTAATCTATTAATTGTGTTCTACTTGCTGGTTTTGCCATCTCTTAACTATCAGTTTTCTTGGTCTTTTTCAGTTTTGCAACTTCTTCTTGTAAATTAATAATTTCTTGTTGAAGATTTCTTTCTTCTTCTTCAAAGTCTTGTTTCAAAGTTTGCAATTTTGCTTCAAGTAAGATTACTTGATTTGATGATTGTGCAAGTTTTTGATTATATAAACTTACAAGAACATTCACGTCAACTTCACTATTTTGTTGTTGCATAATTTTTTCAACTAAATTTAGAATGTGCCTCCATCAAGGGTTGAAGACCAATGAGGCTTATTAGTATATATCACAGAAACCGTAGAAGGTATTACTGCTAGATTATCAATAGCACCATTATCACCTTCCTTTCTAATATTGTAAGTATTAGTAAATATCCCCTCAACACCAACTACATCAATTGAATTTCCGTTAGAAACTGGTGATTCAACAACACCATAAGCACCACTAGTATCTTGTCTTACAATATCACCAACTGATAATGTTACATTACTAGGTAATGAAAGAGTATTTTTAGTTACAGCAGTTAATATCTGCTTGGATGTAATTATTGGAGCAGCTGGATTATTAGTTGAGGTTTGTAATCCATTCTCGTCAAAGTATACCGCACCATGTGTATTGTAATCAGCAGTTTGATAATAGATACCTTTAATATCTAAGAAACCTCTTGTACCATTTACAAGACTACCTGTTACTGTAGCATCTGGAACATATGTCCAAGAGTTTGCTGGAGCACTACTTGCACCATTTGAATCTTGATCAACATATCCAAAGAAACCTGTTTTAGCATTTGCAGTTCCAATACCAGTATTATAATTAAACGCAATACCACGATCAGTATTAGTATCAAAAGCGTGTGTTACTGTTAAACCTGATGTAGTAGTAATACCAGCAACAGTAGTGCCTTCGATGGTAATCATCTTTGCACCAACATCATATGTTGTAACTGTTGTTAAACCACTATTTGGAAGTGCTGTGCTTCCAGTAACAATATCACCAGTATTGATACCAACAATAGAATCAAGAACAATAGTGCTAATACCAGTAGCAACTGATTGCATAACAGTTCTTTCGCTAGTTACATCACCAATAGTAAATATTGGGTCGTTAACTGTTACGTTAGTTGAGTTGACTGAAGTTGTAGTACCATCAACTTGTAAGTTACCTTTAACGATAACATCACCTTGATTACTTAATCCATCGGGGAATGGATCAATAAACAATTTATCACCACTTCCACTAACAGAAGAAATTACATTATTTTCAATTCTAACTTTACCGAAAACTGAATCGGTAGATACATTCAACGTAGTGTTGAACATAACTTGCTTACCTGATATTAATAATCTATCAGTTCCATCTTCATCATATTCAAACTTAACATCCTTATCATTACCAAAAGATAAGAAAGTGTCATCAACTATATTAATTTCTCCAGTTCCATCAGGGTCAAATTGAATATCACCGTCAGTATCTGTAGATGATATAACATTACCATCCATTCTAAGATTATCTACATTCCATTGGTCAACTCTTCTAGTGTTGTCCATGACAGCAACTATACCGCCATCAGTATTTCTTGAATTCTGAACACCAGCAACTGTTCCTGGTTGATGTTCCATCATTGAAGTATAATAATGTCCACCTACTGGGAAAACATTACTTCCATCATCTCCGAGGAATATTCTATCTTTATATTGATTGGTTCCACCGTAACTGCCGATACCAGTTACATAACCCATTTCACCCCAATTTAGGCTGGCAGGTTTGTTAGTACCAGAGGATCGTTTGATCCTAATAATGCTAGCCATTTAGAAATTTCCCCCGTTGATGTCTAAATTCTGTTCTGTTCCAGGTGTCAAAGATAATGTAGCGTCCCATTTCTGAGTTGCACCGTTATAGACTAATACCATTCCATTAAGTAAGTTCGTGGCATTAACATCGCTGAGTTCAGCTAAGGACAGTCCTTGGGCTCCAGCAAGTGAAGAAATAACTTTTACGGCATTTTGTTGCCCTACCCTGACCTTAATCTCTGCCATTTATGTAAGCAATTCAAGAATCTATCTATTATTTATATTTTATGATTAACTAACTGTTGTAATAAAGATTTAATTTCATCTATATCTTTTTTCATTTCATCCAGTTCTGCTTTCTCATCAAGTTTTCTATTTCTTTTAGAAATATGTTGAGAATATGCATTAGTATCATTATCTAAAATCGCACCTGTTTCTGGATCACGAAACAGGTTTTTATGTCCTTCAACTGGTATCATGCTTTTTTAACTGGTTTAGTACGTTTTGCCTGTAGCCAATTTGGAATAAATCCTGGAGCAACTCTTATAAATCTTTGATTTTCTTTCATTTTTTCAGCAGGAGTTCTAAACCACTGAGTACCAGGACCTAACATCTGTTTAGGTGTTAAACCACCACCAACAGAGTAATCTTCTAAAAATTGCTTAAATGTTTTCATGCGTAATGCATACTCCTATCTTTCTTTTTATCCTTTAATTTAGATCCCCTCTGGCGTTTTTCACCAGTTTCTCCATAACCATCTGGATGCTTACCTGCTTTCTCTTTTCCTAATCCTTCAGATTTCTTACCACTCTTATCAGTATAATGTAATGTTGCTTTTTTACCTGGTTTCTTAGTAATAACAGATTCCTGATCGTGTTTGCGACCAAGTTTTCTCATAGTTTTACCAAACTTACGTTTTGACATACCTTCTGGTTTAGTAGTAGAGTATGAAACTTCACTAGCATCAGATCCATCATCATACTTATACTTACCAGTTGTTTTCTTGTAACCAATACCTTTTTTCTTTAGATCCTTTTCAAGACCTTTTCTCTTCTTACGGTTCTCACCTTCATCAGATCCACGATCTGCAGATATATGACCAGTATCTTTATCTTTAGCATTGCTCAGTTGCCTTGCTAAACCACCTTCACATAGTGATACAAATTGTTGAAAAGTTCTCATTACGCTAACGCAATTGCTCTAAAGTCTTTTAATCTAACTGGAACGCATTCATTTGTTGATGACATTACAATCTTAATTGCAAATCCATCAAATGATTCCAGATCATTTATAGTGAATTGATATTCTGAGAAATCATTAAATCCATTTGGTTTCACATAAGCATCTGCTTTACCATTATTTAACCCTAAATCAATAATATCATCACCAAAACCATCACCATCAGTATCTATTAAATTGTCATATCCAGGGAATGCTCTGTATGTTTGAGAAACTTCACTAGAATCTGCAGTGAATAATCGATAGAAAACTCTAAAGTCTGCTTCTGGTTGAGCATTGGCAGCAACAAATACTTTAAGTGATGAAGCAGGTTGCTTCAAATTAACTCTCTTAGATACAAATATTGAACCATGTGGATCATCCTCCAATGTATTTGTTCTAGTATCTGTTACATAATCCTCTATAGGATTATTAATCTTATTTCTACCAAGAACAAATGATGCATACTTTGTATCCAAAACTGGAGATAGATTCTTGTCTGAAGATGACATATCAACTTTCAATGCTATAGATCTATTTTTAGGTAACGTTTGCAATCTTTCAGATTCATTAACTCTGGAAGCAGCCAATCTTGGTGTTGGGAAGAATGTAGTTTCATTTAATGTAGTTGGTTCAAAACCTTGATCAATAAAGGATACCTCGTTTCCACCAGCACTTGTTCCACTAACAGTTCTAATTGAAGAAGTTGCAAGTGTTCCTTTACCTGGAGTAATTACATTAAGTTGAGGAGATAAAGTACTGAATTGATGATTTTGTGATATTCCAACATGATTACCACCTACTGCCTTTTCAGTGGTGAAACATAATAATGCTGGATTATCTGCAACATTATTTCCTCTACCACCAGTTCCTCTATCTATTTCTAGATAATAATTATCAATATTTGATGCATTCTTTAAAGTTGTATTTGATGGAATATTTAATGTACTATTAATACCAACTAATGGGAATCCATTTACTTGATATGGTTGAATATTTACACTAGGTGGGTGATTTGATACAGGAGATCCTTCCAATCCTCTACCACTAACTGTAAGTTTATTCATACCAACAACATATGAAATAACTTCACTTTCAATTAATGCCTCACCTCTATCTGTTGTAATACCAGCAAAATTAGTAAATGGTGTGGTATTACCTACAGAAACATTAGTCTCTCCAATGTTTAATGCACTAGTAGTCTGAATTATAGTACTATCTGGTTCAATCCCTTTCAATCTAACTATGTTATTTCCACCATGATGCCCATGATTATATTGAGAAACTTCAATAACATTTCCAGCATAAAGATCACTAACAACTTCAGAATCACTATTTACTGATCCACCAGTTGAAGATGTTCTTGTATCATTATTCACACCATAATGAATAATAGGTTCTCCATTCTTGAAAACTTCACCCTGAACATCCGTTAGATATACTGTATCTAAAGTAGATGCAATTTGTTTAATTGCAAATTTAGCACCAGCACCTCTAGTAACCAAAGCACTACTGTTATCAACAGTAACAACATCACCAACACTAAATCTACTACCTGCAGTTATATTTTCAATTAACTTAACTGCCCCAGTGGTTCCGTCAATAGTAACAGTTGCAGTTGCTCCACTACCATCACTAGTTAATGATTTTATAGGTACACCATTTTTATACCAATCATTGCCTGTAGCAACTTGACCAGCAAATTCATATGCAGCACCAGCAGAAATAATTTCTGGTTGAACTGCAGTATCAATAGGAGCAGCTATTCTCTCTACTATACCTGTTACACTTCCATCTTCTTCATCAGCTTCAGCTCCAGTGCTTAACTTACGTCTAACTGGTGCTTCGGAAGCAAGAAGACCGCTAACATTCACCTTAAGTTTTCTAGGTAAAGTTTTAACTGGATTATCTGGTAAAATCTGAACATTTGACCCACCAGCTTCAATTGGACTGTTATAGAAAGTAACTGTTCCACTAGGAACAAATGCTGCTTTATATAATTGGAATGTTAAGTCTTGATATTGACTTGGTGTCCAAATAGTTCCGTTCTGTGATTTAAATAAACTACCACCAATATATTGCTTAGTATGAACAACACTTTCAACATCTGGTAGGTTTGCAGTTTTAACAGTTTTCTGACCCATTGTGGAACACCACATTTCATACAAGTCGGAAGCTGGTGCTAAGAATACGACAGCATACTCTTTACCACCTTCCAAATAAATTGGTGATGGGAATCTAATATTAGTTGCTATAGATGCATCATCAGATATTTGAATATCATTTGGATTTAATGAAACTTGTGCATAATCTTGAACTAAGAAATTAGTTGGTGTTCCCAATTCAACGTCTCTAATTTCAACATATACTTTAGCATTAGGATCTTTACTTCCAAAATAAACATCAATTGATGTTAAGAACATACCAGTTTCATCAACTCTGAATGATTGTGCTAAAGGATCTCTATATGGAGCCTCTATTCTTTCAGTTTCAGATTCTTCATTTATACTAATACTTGTTGTTGTTTCATTAGGTCTTTGTGGTGGTTCGGGTGGATTTCTAACACCAACAGTCTTTGTTTGTTGTGTTAGGATCGTTCCTGTAGCATGGTAGGTTCCAGTAGCATCACTTGCCATTGCAGTGCTTCCAGGTAAAGTTACTGTTCCTACTGGTGCTGCTGTTACTTTAAATGTTTTTGTTCCTGATCTGAATAGAGTTGGAGGTGCTGGAACTGCATTAGCGTTTCTAAAGAAGAATGTTCCTATAACATCACCCCAATTATCAGAATATAAATTTGCATTTGTTACAGTTGCAGTTGCACCACTTGATTCTCCAACAATTGAACAACCTCTGTTAATATATCCAAAATATCTTTCATCATTTGCTAAAGCAACAACATCAATATTAAAGATTTTTGAAGTTGATGAGTATAGATTAGATGGTGCAGGTCTTGTTCTATCAAAAATATCTACACTAAATGTTTCAATACTTCCACCAGCAACATTAGCGGTAGATGTAGTTGTAGCAACTGTGGTTGAAATAATTGGATCTACACCATACTTATGATTTGGTGCTTTAACTCTAACTCTAGCAATTTCAATACCATTCCTAAGAATACTTGCAGTTTCTCCTACAGTAAATGTTCCAGATGTCATCTCAATCTCAGTTACTTTAGGGAAAATATCTGGTATTCCACTATCTAAGTAACTATAATGTTTTGTGAATGGTTTTAAACCATTTGCATCAAATCCAACATTTCTAGAACGCATAAATGGATCTGTTGCTCCACTAATTTTAACACTTTCAACATAATCAAATTCTCTTAAAGGATCAATGGTGTTTGTAAATGATGTTTCAACATTACGTGTTGTTGTAGTTGTCCTTGTAGTAGTAATATCTCTATGATTACCCTCAAAGATATCCTGATCGGTTTCTACCTCAGTTTCAGTTACATTAACGTCAGTATCAACTGTTGTTGTATCAGAAACAATATTTGCTTCTTCTGACCAAGTTGCTCCAGTAGATTCAGTTCTAAAATCATCAATATAAATGGTTCTAGTCCAGTTGTCTGATGGTGGATCTAAATTAACTTGACCTGCAAAAACAATAACATTAAATGGGTTAATATTTTCAACTTGTGTTGCTTGTGTATTTTTTATTTCACTAGCAACTTCATCATATTTTAAAGTAATTAAATCACCTGTCTTCTGGCAATTTGCATCTAATAATTTAGTATTTAAAGATGTGTCTACAGTAGTCTCATCAATTGAAGGATCTAATGCTAATTCAGCTCTTAGTGACCAAAAATCAACTGCACTAATTAATTCTTTATTAACAACATCAACATCACATCTAGAACCTTGAGTTCTATTGAAGTTTATAAAATTCCTATCCTTAAAGTCATTTACTACAAATCCAGTTTTAAACCTATCTAAACCATCTGCATCAGTAACTTGTAAAGATTTGGTATCATTCTCTAAAGCAGTAAGAGAAGTCATAACCTCAAGATTATCTATTCGTTTCTCTAGATTACCAATATCTCTCATGGTATATCTTCTATTATCAAATAACCTAATCTTAGGACCTTTTATTGGATCGTATAAAAATGGTGGATATGTAATTTGAGCAACTTCCATAGAATCACCAACTTCTGTAGGTGGAGTTGGATTGTCTGCAGAAACACCTTTTACTAATTTAACTTGATTATTTTTATTAATAACCAATTTATCAACTCTTGGTAGATAATAGGTATATCCTACAATAGAACTTTCATTAGGAGCAACAACATATTTTGTCATATTCTCAAAAGTTCTGGCATTAAAATCAAATGGAGATTTAGGAACGGCAGGATCAAATTCATTAACTCTAGGTCTAAAGTCGAGTATATCTGTTCCTCTATCTCTTGCAATATGAGGAACATCTGTAGTATACCTATCCTTAGTATATGAATTTGCAGTAAATAAATCACCGCTATCTGCACTTTGAGTTTTATAATAATCAAATATAATTAATAATTGGTTAGAAGGTATTCCAGAAGCACGTTTTCTAACTATCCTTGAATAATCTGAATATTGCTTTTTATGACCTTTATCTAAAGTATAATTTGCAGTTCTATTAACATAATTTCCAGAAGTTATTCCTTGTAAATTTGTTTCAATATTAGATTCTTTAAAATTAATAGTTTCTCCCTTAGAGAAAGTATTTGCATTTAAATATACAAACTCAATCTCTGTAGCAGATACTCTATTAACAACTTGACCAATTGCTCTACTAGACTTACCTACTATCTTCTCACCAACAATTGTATTAGTATCTAATGCAAGACCTGAAACAAATGTTAATCTATCAAGAGTTGGGGTACTAGTATCCTTCGATTCAAAAATTCCATGAATTCTTACAACATCAGGAACATTTAAAGATATTTCTTTATCTTCAACTCTTAAACCATAATAACTACTTTCAGACATTCCACTATTAGTAGAAACACCAACAGTGTTTGTTATGTTTAATTGAGAACTTCTAATAAAATCTTTTGATTTACTAATTATACCTACCTTTTTCAAGGTTACATTAACAGTACATGCTACATTCTGAGATAAACCACTAAATGTTATATTACTGCCATTATCGGTAATAGTAACTTGGTCTGATGTTAAGGATTCTGTTGTTCCATCATTATAGTGAATAGAATATCTTTCATTGTCAAATGGTTCAAAGAAAGCACTTGTGATTCCAGCAGCAACGTCTAATGCATCTGCAGTACTAATAGTTAATGATCCACTACCTGGTGTTTTACCTGTTACCTGCCTATTAATAACAAGAGTTGAATTTGAAAGATCAACATTAGAAACATTAGGTTTTGATAATTTTGTATATAATCCAGAATTATTTAAATTGAGAATTTTAGGTGATTTAATTCTGAATACATTAGAAGTTGTTACACCTGCAATAATTCTACCACTATTAACACCAGCTACATCTTCAACTGGTTGTAACTGTAAAGTCTCACCATCTGGTTGTATAATAGCAACTCTATTATAAGTTTGAGATCCTACATCAGTTGAATATCCAACTATAGAATCAGTTTTTATACCAACCTTTCCAGCAAATCTCCTGCGAGGTGATACTGCAGATGCACTATTTCCATTACTAGCACCAGTAACAGTTAAAGGATCAAATTTAGAAAAATTAGGTAATACCCTATCATATAGAACAGAATCAGCACTAAAATCTGATACTAAATCCGAATTTAATGAATCAGAATTTTGATATACTGATTTAATATCATCTATAGTATATGAAAGAACTTTTATAATAGATGATTTACTTTTACTTTCTTGTTCATTAAAAATTAACTGCTCACCTTGCATGAAGGATCCTGTGGTTTGAGATATACTAATTTCATTAGGATTTCCAGTATGCTCTGCAACATATCCAATTGCACCACTACTTAATCCTCTAACACGAGTTGAAAGAGGAACTGTAATATTGATAGCTGCTCCTGGATTTGAGATTTGTAATATTGTATAAGTTTGAATATCATATAAATGAAGATCCCATTCTGTTGAATCACCACTATATGCATCAGACGATACCCCATAAGAATAAACACGAGCTTGTCCAATCTTTATAGCATTACTACCAGATGGACCTGCACCCGATGGATCAACATTACCAGTTCCTTTTCTACGATTATAAAGACCAATAGTATTAGCAGTTGTTCCTCCAATATTCATCCAAGGAGTTCCTTCTGCATTATTAACTCTTAACAAACTACCCATTCTAAATGCAACTGATGCATTTTTATTTGTTTTAGTATCTCTTGGTTTATCAATGTCTATAACTTTATTCCAGACATCTATTCCATATCCTCTAACATATGCTCTACCTGAAGATAATTTAACACACATTAAATCGTCAGAAGGATCATTTCCATCATCAGTTTTTTGTCCTTCAGTATACAGACCATTAGATCTAATTTCATCATTTAAAGAATTTTGTACATTAACTCTAAATGGTTTTATTGCATAGTTACCAGATTCATCGTATGTTCTTGTAGCAAGCCAATCTGCAATTACAGAATATTCCGTCTTATCTTGAAGTTTTTTAATCTCACCATCTCTAACACGGACAAGTTCAACAAAATTAGTATCTTCAAAATCTAATAATGCTTTTTTAGCTAATCTAACAGTTATTCTAAATCTATCTGCACCTGGTGCAGCATAGTTGGTAAAACCTTTAGCATTATCATTTAAATCAGAATCATCATTAGAAGTTATAACAGTTTCTGATATCTCAAGACCTACCCTATATGATGGTCTATTTGAATATGGTTCTAATACTATGACTGATTTTGGAACACTTACAAAAGTTCCTCTAATAAAATATATTCCAGCATCAACACCAACAGCTGATCCAATTCGACATGGATCTTCAGATAGGACTGTTAATATTGTTTCTCCTGCATTTAATGTAGTATTTCCATATGTGACATTTTCTTTAAGTGTTAATATTTCCTCATGAGGGAACATTTCACTGATAGAATTTGTTCCAGATTCATTATATTTTACAAAAAGTGTAATATCTTCAACACCTTCAGTTGGCGGTAAAATATAATTTTTAATAGTTCCAACTATTTGTGAATTTTGACCTATAACTTTCGTTCCTTTACCATTATTATTGTTTATTAAAGCATCCAAATATATTGAAACATCAACACCTAAATGATCAGGATTTACTTTTACTGAAAAATATGTACTATCATAAGTTACTCCACCAGGAATAACCATAGATCCTTCTTTGAAAATATGGCTACCAAAAGATTCTACTTGATTCTGTAATATAGACTGGAGATTATTTAATTCTCTTGCTTGAACTGGATATCCAGGTTTAAACAGAACCTTATAATAATTATCTGCCTTATCAAAATCATCATAATAAGGACTTATATTTAAGTTTGTCTTTTGTGGCATTTTTCTTTAGAATTCCAGGATGATTTTGACGTCTTCTTTTTGTCTTTCATTACGAGCAATCAAAGGTCTATTGTCTAAGTAAACAATTTCCCCTGATCCTTTATTTATCTCAGTATTAGATAACCCACCTGAGAATGTTATTCCTAAATCAATCAACTTAGTTCCAGTTGGATTTGTTGTTATTCCACTGAAATTTGCATTAATACTTGCACTAAAACCAGAACTGTCACCTTTTATAGATCCACCACTAGCAGAAAAGTCATATATTCTACCAGTTGTTGATATACCAGCATAATCTTTATGATCATTACTAGGTGTTGTAAAGTTTAGAGATCTATCTCTAAAATATTTCATAACCTTAGTATCTTTATCATATGATGCAACATAACCTTGTGCAATCCTTTGATCAGGTAACACTTGAGTTATGCGTTCACCCACTAATGGTTCGTTAGCAGAGACTGTATCAAATATGAATGCACTCATAGATGAAAATGTAGGTTGAGTATAAAGATCAACTGTTCCTACTTTAGTTGGGTTCTTAACTATTCCAACTTGTGCAAACTTTGTATCTGATGGAAAATCTTTAGTTGAATCATCAAATCTTGCATAGATTAAAACCCTATCAGTTCCCAATTCTTTATAAATGTCATACCCATGACCTAAAGATGGTGGGATAATAGGAACAAGTTTTGCTCTTTGATTACTTGGATGATCAGCATCTTGTAAACCACCCAAATCAACTAAACCATAACTATATCCACTTCCACCTGAACTTACTGCAACATCAGTAACTACTTTACCAACTACATCAACTCTAGCTTTACCTCCTGTTCCATCACCTACAATATCAACTTCTTGACCTAAACCTTCAGAATACTTTCCACCACCATCTTCAATATAAACATGTTTAATTTGGTTATTATTTAATGTTGAATCACCATTTTCACGAATCGCTTTGATTTGAGCATCATCACTTGTTGACCAATTATTAGGAACAGTAATATACTCTGTTGAATCAAACTTTAAAATATCTGCTGGTGAAACAGTATACATATATTTCCAAATATATCCATCACCACTATTACCTGCTCTAGAAGGTTCTAAATCGGTAAATGTTGGTTCATCTTGAGATATATTACCCTTAGCAGTATTTGATCCAGGTTCTCCATATCCACCATTACTAATACAAAGATAAACTTTATATTCAGAATTCATTACATAATAATTTGCATTATATAATCTAGTAGAAGATGTTATAGGACTTTGCTTATTTTCCTCTGTAGAATAATCATCTCTATACATCTCATATCTTTTTCCAGCAGACCAATCTATTCTTCTAATAATTCTTCGTATATTGGCTGATGATATTCTTTTACCAAACATCATAGTATCACCAATATGAGCAATATTGGAAAAACTATCTATAGGTTTAGGTGTTTTTTGAGTTGCATTCCAATCACTAGATCTTCCATACCCAACTCTGACAGAAGTTTCTGGTGTTCCTGCTGGATTTGGTAATCCAATAAAAACATAATATGAATTTTGATCTGATTCTACTGATTCGACAAAATTGTTTGCGTTTAAAATCCTAAACTGATCAGTAACAATTGCTGGCATGATTATTAAACAATCTTTTTTTCTTTATTTATAGACATAATTTCACTATAATCCAGTAACAACTCTAATAGCACCTGTATTTCTTAATCCAGGTTCCGAACTTTCACCACCATAATTCCTTCTTTGTATTGTTGGGAAAGTAGATAATCCAACATCAACAGTCAATCCAGTAACACCAATAGAAATTGGATTAGCAGATCTTTCGCCATTATACAATCTACCCCAAGTTATCTTACCTAGAGAAATTGTTGCACCAATATCAGTTTTATCGTAGAAACCAGTTGATGCTATTCCAACAATACCATTAGTAGTGCTTAGAACATTACATGTAATTTCTGCTTGATTATCATTCAATTGCGAGAACGAATGAACTTTGTAGATATTATCTAAGAAAGTAGAACCAATTGAAACAATCTCATCATCATTATTATCAACAGAAGTAACTCCAGATCCTACAGATATTGCAGTATCTTTAATTAAGATAGGATATCCAACCTGTAATTTATTTGCATTTGATTTAAATGAAGTATAGAAGAATCTAAGTTGCAATCCACCTCCACTATTTTCACCTGTAATTCCAGTAATAATTCCAGTATAACCTTCAACATTCAATAATGAAGTTACTTTCTCAGTATCATATTCTGGTTTCTTAATTATACATTGTGGTGGATTTGTCTTTGAATATCCTAAACCAATATTGGTTATTGTTGCTCCTGTAACTTTTCCATCTGTTATAATTGCAGTTGCCTCTGCAAATGTAGATACTCCCACAACAGCATACTTAGTTTTATCTGTTGTTCCAATACCAACTCCTATTGGAGCAGCAATACTTATAGTATGAGAAGATCCAACATATCCACTACCAGGATTAACTATGGTTAGAGATTCAATATCACCATCATCAGAAACAGTTGCAGAAATTTCTGCTTGTTCTGTAATTGCTGGTTTCATTAATATAGTATCAACTGCAGTAATAACAACACCATAACGGTCTACAGTGCCTAAAGCAGGGTTAGCATCATCTTCATAGAAGAAAGATTCTGCATCATCAACAAATATTCCACCAGTGGTTCCTGTTCCATCTGTCGTATTAACGTCATAAATGACCTTTGCAGTTGGATAAATTTGAGGTTCCATTGTTTCTCTTGCTTTAGAGATCAAATCACCTTTTACAATTTTATCTACTTTTTGCTTTGTCCAATCTAATGGTTTTGATTGATTTTCATTAATACCTATTCCACGATACATTGTAGTTTCAACAAGATCGGATCCTAGAATATCTTTAATAGTTCTATTCTTTTCTTGATCAACTGTATCTAAGTATGATGGGTGTTTGTGGAGAATAATATCATCACCAATCTTAATTGTTTCATTTACATTAACTAATTCAATATCAACACCATCTTGTCCTTTATAGAAGAATACATCTACTTTATCACTTGCCATTGGTGGTTCAATGAATGTAAATGTAGTTCCACCTTCAAACTGATATGATATATTAGGTGTTTGCATAACACCATTAACGAATATCAATAGAACAGCATTTAAATCTATCTGATCTCCAAGAAGAGAATCTTTATCAATTTCAAAACTTAAGAGTTGACCATTAAAGAATAATGGGAATCTCTTTCTAGTCCCGTTAACCATTGGACCAATATCATCAATAAAATCTAATTCACCAAATTGCCAAGCAGAGAAATAATCATTAAATGTAGTAACAACTTCAAGTTCAAATTCCTGTAAAGGATTTCTTAATCTCTTATCAACAACCAATCCAACTGGTTTAAACTTATCACCAATAGCAAATGAATGACCAGATCTAGCAATAGTAAATTTAGAAATTTCAAACATGCTTCTACCAACTCCAATAGAAGTTGATGCTGCACTAACATCGATATTTAAAAGTAAATTCTCTCCAGTATCTTCTGTTAGACCTACACCCAATCTAGAAATACCAACAATTGGCATATTCTCATAAACTGGATCAGGAACCATAATTTCAGGATTAACATATTTTGCTCCCTGATTCTTGATAGTAAATTCTAAAGCACCACCAGTTCCAGCAGGTGATTTACCAACCTGCAATCTCATAGTATTAATTGTAACTTTACCTACAGGTAATGGAGTATTATATGCTGGATCGGTTATTCTTGGATATGAATGTTCTGTTTGATATTCATCCTGAGCACATCTGAATATAAGTGATGCTGGACTTATTGTTGCGGTTGCATTTGATTTTTGGATACATCCATTTACAGTCTTACTTGGTACAAAAGTATGTGTAAATTGGAAATCAGATGGATTTGGATTAACATTAACTCTAAATGTATCCACATTAGGAACTGCTGCAATCTCTAACCATCTTCCACTTGCATAATCAGTTGATCTTGGGTATGAATGTTCCGTTTGATTGTTATCTTTAGTGCAAGTGAATGTTAAACCATGATCTTCAATTAAAATCTTATCACCAACATTAAATCCATGATTTGCTTTAGTAAGAGTTAAGTTTCCAGTATTCTTAACATAAGAAGCAGCAGTTGGTGTTATAGTAGAAGCACCACTAACATTGTGATTGTTACTTACAATAATCAACTCACCAGTATCTGGATTATAAGATGCATCAGTTACTGTTGTAGTTCCATAAGAAACAGTAACACCATCCACAACAGCACTTTCAAATTTATGTTTGTTACTAGCAACTTTTGCCTCAACAATAGCATCAGTTCCTCCACCACCACCAGATCCAACATTAACTGTGATAGTATTACTTGTGGCATTCTCTATACCTAAAAGTAAATTTCCACCAGCTGGATCTGTTGATCTAGGATATGAATGAACACTATCATGGTTATCTCTTGAACAAGTAAATGATAGAGAATTTTCAGATATTATAGCAGTATCCGTTGTTCTTAATAATGCATTTTTAGCTGCATCTTTACCAGTAACAAAAGTATGAACATAGTTTCCACCAGTTGTTACTGCATTTGGATTAGCACCAGAGAAAGTATGTCTAGTTGTATTAGTAGATGGTATTGAACTTAAAACTTTAAGTGTAATACTTGTTTCTGTAACTGATTCAATATTAATCGCTGTATCATGATAAGGATCTGTTGCTCTTGGATATGCTTTTTCAGCACTGTTATTATCAACATCACACATAAATTTGATAGATTCTGCTGCAAGTTTAACACTTGTGCCTGGTGTTAAATTATGAGATCCTATTACCAATTCCATCAATCCAGTTACTGGATCGTAATCTGCATTAGTAGGTGTAAATGCCAATCCAGGAGATGTGCCAACATTAAACTCAAAACTAAATTGAGATACATTTGTAATTTGAACCCATTTTCCGCTTATAGGATCTGATGCTCTTGGATATGTTTTCTCAGAAGTATTTCCGTCCATATCACAAGTGAATGTCATTGAATTATCTTTTATCTTAATCCAATCATTATCATTGAATCCATGACCATTAACAAGAACACCTGTAGTAACACTTACTACACCAGTTCCTGGATCATATGATGCACCTTGTATATCCCACTCTGATGCTCCAGTTAATCCATGATTATCACCAATAGTTAAAATTAAATCACCCGTTGATGATATATAATCAACCTTTTCAGGTTTAAATGATTGAGAATTACCTTGGTAAACAGTTGCAACAACCGCACTATTAGTTGCTGAAACAAACTTATGTTCAAATTCTATATCAGTAACTTCAACATTAATAGGATCTCTATATCCAGATCCTGTAGTTAAATCGTTATACCATTCCCAAACATCACCACCACCTTGATAAATGTGTGGAATAGTAGCAAGTCCTACCTGAACTTCAAAAGATCTTTCAGAAACGATACCAACTACAGGTAAACCAGCTAATCCAGTTAATCCACCTTTACCTGAAGTATGATCTTGGAATATTGAAGTTGTAACTCCAACATAATTAAGAGTTTGAACTGCATTATTAGTTGCAGAGATGAATGTATGTGGATCTGTATTAGTTGGAGTTGTTCCTAACAATACATTAACCTTAAATGTATCTGGTGTTACCGTACCTACAGTTAGATACTGATCATCGGCAGGATCACCTTCTCTTGGATAAGATCCATTACCACCACTACCGTAAGTGCAACTGAATAGTAAAGATTCTCTCTTAAACTTAATAGCATCACCATTTTGAAGACCATGATTAGTAATCTTTATTGTTAATTCACCAGTTGATGGTTCATATACTGTTCCACCTACTTCAGGAGTTCCAACATCCTTAGTTGGGCAAGAAAATCTTAATCCTTCTAATCTAACAGTGCTTGGATACTCTAAAGCAAATCCATGAGTATCATTAGTAGTAACAGTTATAATTCCAGTTACTCCATCATAAGCAGCAGTTTGAATACCTAAACCATACCTAGAAGATGTGGCAATACCTACAATACTTGTTATTGAACCAGCAGCAAATAAATTACTATTATCAGTCAATTCTGGTTTTACTTCAGCACCAACAAGAGGAGCATATCCAAGTCCTGGAGTTGATCCCATAGAAACAATCAAACCACCTCTTGGTAGTTGATTCTGATTAATATCATATTCAGATTGCATTGGAGTGCCGTTTTCTGAAGTAATTCCAGTAAATACAACACTAGAAATTCCAGAAACTGTATCTGGGAATATTTCGTAGTTGTTTCCAGCATTATTCAAAGTTAATGGTGTCTGGAATACTCCGTTAATAAACAAGATACCATTTCCAATACCAACACCAGTATCAGTGTTAGCACCACCTACAGTCATAGTATATGTTCTTCCTATTCCAGTAAATACATCAGAAATATCATCAAATACCATATTGGTATCATAACTACTTCTTAGGAAAGTTCTTCCAGAATATTCTGCCTTTACATATGGCAAATTAGTTTCATTTCTTCTTTCTCTACTATTTCCTTTAGGTGGATCTAGGAACCATGCTGTGCTATCAACTATATTAAATGATCCTCTATGAACCCTGGCTGCGGTTGTGTCATCGTGTGGAGTTGCTCCTATACCCAAAGATCCTCTTCTAACTTTAACAACTGGTAAAGTGCAAATACCCAATGCAACGTCTGTAGAATCATTGATTGTTCCTTCAGGTAGACTTGAGAATCCAACCTGCTCAACCTTCATATATTCATTTTCAACTTTTAATACATCTCTTGGTTGAACAGAACTAATACCACTAAGAACAAACTGTGAAGTTCCTGCACCAATAGCACCATCAAGTGTATGTTCAATTGAAGTAAATGTAATAGGTTGTTGAACAATACCATCTAAACCAATAACAGTTTTAGATAGTTCCTTTGTCATAGTCAATTTGTGTGCATTACCTTCACCAAGACCAGTGAATGTTATTGCAGCACCAGTTGTAATATATTCTCTTCTACTGTATAATTCAAATCTATTTTGATTTTTAATCTTAACATAAACTTGTTCTGGCATTAGATCAGTTACAATACCAGCATTATTCATTGTGGATCCAATAGAAACTGGAGTTGCACCAATACCTATAAATGTTGATCCTGGTTCATAGTTTAACTCTTCACTTGTATTAAAGAAGTGATTATCTATTATAAATTCACCAGTTTCTGCATCTACATCTGCTGGATTAAATACCTTACTGTAAATTGGAACACCCTCATGTGTTAAATCAAAATTAACTTTATTTGCTCTAGATCCATTTATTCCATCATAAGCAGATAAGAATAATTCTTTTGAAGTTGGACCTATTTCGAGAGGGTAGGGTGTATTTTGAAAATCATTATCTGAATTAAATACAGTATTGAATGATTGAACTTCAATTAATGTTGTTTGAGATGCGTCTGGATAGAAATTAATACTAACTTCATCTCCATTAGTAACTGCATCAAATACTCCTAAACCTACATCTGATTGACCAGTGAAAGGATACATAACTGTCACTGCATCCCCCTCGTCCTGCATTACAACTACTTGATGTATTGCGGACTCATTATTCTCATTAGATACCCTTACAATCGATTTAACCGTGCTATCAATACGCTTATCAATCTTAGTTACTAATATTGGTGAAGAAGTTCCAGTATCATAAAGAGATTCTAATCTAACACTTCTTTCTGCACCTTCAGGTTGACCTGGAACCGCATATCTATAGGTTGAAATACCTGCAAGAGTATTACCCAAACCAACAATATTTGCACTTACGTTAATTTCTCTAAGAGTTTCATTTTCACATTCAAGATAAATGACTCCTGATTCATATCTTGCAGTTAGAATACCAACTGAAGAAGCACTGTAATTGGAAGGTAAACTATCAATATAAGATTCAGCATAGTAAACGTTTGTTCCATCAAAATCAACAATTACTTCACCATAATTAATTGTTTTAAAAACATCGTCTTGAAGTAAAACATCAGCATAAAAACCATTAAAATCAGTTTCGGAGAATTGTGCTATAGTTGTTGTTTTTGGTGAAGTAACTATAACGTCACCATTAGCATCTAAATCTGTATTAGCAATAGCAACCTTAACATTAGTTCCAGTTATATCAACACTTCCTATTGCTTTGGTTTCAGATATAAGAGCACTAGATTTAAATTCTGTCTTTAAAATCTTAATATCATGATCCCTATCATACCTATCGGTTGGAGTAAAGTTTAAAGTTTTTCTTTGGAAAGAATCTGATAATGCATCAAACTCCCCTAATAACATATTTGAGAAATCTTTTGATTTTTCTACAATAAATGCATCATTTTGAGTAGTTAAAACAACAACTTCATTAAACTGAACATCTTTGGTATCTGGATTTATTATTTGAACAAGATACTTAGTGAACTCACTATTAACTTCTTCAATTTCTGTAAATAGATCTTTAAATCCCGTACTTGAGAATTTTCCGCTAATATCATCATGAATCAAAACTCTATTTGATTTACACAATGTATAATCTGTTAATTTTAAGTTATCAAAAGTAACAAATTTTGACTTTGTTGGATCATTTTCAGGTCTAGCATCAAAATCTCTTGCCAAATCAAAATTATTAATTGTATCAACTCTCTTATCACCAATAAGATCTATAACGATAACTGGTGTTGATTGAATAGTTGTTCCTATGCCAACATTAATACTAGAGGTTATTCCAACATCCGCAAAATTCTTAAGTCCAGAAGGATGAACTAATCTGTTAACAGGATCAACTAAATTATCCCAAGTAACAGGACTCTTAATAGAATATGATAGATTTTGATAATAATCATTATTTGGTAATACTTGGAAATCTTCATTTAATTTACCAGTATTATCATTCCAACCATAATCTCTACGATTTGAATAATCTACTTTAAATTTAGCAATATTACCAACAATATCTGTTACACTTGCTCCAACATTACTGTTTACACCTCTAATTCTATCACCTATCTGTAGTTCATAATTACCATCAATCTTTATAAAATCTTCTCTACTTTCTACTACAGTTAATCCTTGATCCATGAATTGATCATTAATACTAACCAAAACAGTTTCATTTAATAAAAACTTACCTCTTTCTTGGATAGCTTCAAAAACAGGATAATTATCTTTGTTTACAATAGTTGCATATCCAGATTGGAATGTTTTTGCAACACCAGGATTAGTTGTTAATCCTGCTATGCTATATTTTAGAACAGCTGGATTTGAATTTACAAACTCTTCAACTCTAAAGAATTGGAAATTATAATTTTTAGAGTTATACCCAGTTCCTGTTGTATCAATACCAGCAGCAGATGAAGTTTGAGATCCAATACCCGCCTCACCAAATAATTCAACACCTTCAACAAAAACCTCATCACCAGCAGCAAATGGTGGAATACTAAATCCAGTTATTGGTGTTTCTAAAGTACAAGTAACAATACCAGCTGAACTACCTGCCATTGAATTGATACCAACTCCATTTGAATTGTTTATTGCAACAACTTTATGATTTACTGAATTTAAACCTTGAATTGGAGCAATAATCTCAACAGTTGAAATAGATTGATTTGGTGTATTAGCAATTACAGAAGTTTCGTCAACAATATTATTAGATTGTGGGTCAAATATGACAATATCTGGGGAAGATAGGTATTCTTTTCCACCATCAATTACATCAATACCAACAATAGAATCTACATTATCAATTCTAATAACAGGTGATACAAATGCTTCTGGACTTAATGTCTTATCTGAAGGATATTCATATCCAATATCAACTATCCTAACTTCACCAATCCTACCTATTGAAGTTGATAGTGCTACGATATTTGCATTTTTTCCATTTAAACTAACAACACTAGTAAATTTAGGAATTCTCTTATAATCAAAACCTCTTGAAATTACTTTAAGATCTTTAATTGCACCAAAAACTGTTTTTGATTCTGTAGAATATTCAATTACTTCACATTGATCCTCTTCATATGACATCAATTCTGGTATTGAAGATGGTGAAATTTTGAAAGATTCATCAGTTCTATCAAAGATTCTGAAAGATCCATCATAAACACTATCTACAAATTTAATTTCAGAATAATTATCAATTGAAGAATCTGCTGTGCTAATATAACCACCTTTGTCTATAGCATAATATATTGAATTTGGTGCAGATTTTGAATATGAAAGTGAAATAACACTTGTTGTTCCAACGCCAACAGGTCCTACTTGCGATCTATTAAATATATTGTCATCTTGAGCACTAATGAATTGATTTTCAAACTTCTGATCATAGAAGAACTTTAAGTCATACCCCTGCAAACTACTATCAGAAACTTGGAAAGATATCTTAGAATTTTTAGCAACTTTAATTTGAGGATTAACTAATCCAACAGCATGATTTCCAACACCAGCCGCAGTAATATTAACTAATAATGGTGGTTCAGATTGAACATCCTTAAGGGTTTTACCAAGACTAAACTTAGATGAACTTAATTTATAAACATAATAACATTGTTCACTCAAACCAGTTGCAGGTGTAAATGATGGGAATATTGCACTATAAAGAACCTTATCACCAGTTTTATATCCATGATTAAGTATTGTTATTGAAGAATCTGCGGTATCAATAGCACTAGATTCAAATCCAGTATTATTAAGGATTAACTTTTGGAAAGTTTCATTAAATTCAACACTTAATGGAGATGTGCTACCAAAACCAACAACAGTATTTGGTATTAAGTTAATATTAATTACATCACCATTACTTAATCCATGTGTTGTAGTATTTGCAGCAGCAACTTTTGTGAGAACTGTAGAAGTTATTTTATCAATATCACCAGTAACTTGATCATAATTTGTTTCTAACGCATACTCAAAATCATCAGAACCATTTCCGTGGAAGAATAAACCCTCACTTGTGCTTCCTATGGATGTTCTTTCAGTTAATAAACCAACATAATTCTGTCCTTTATTAATAGCATAAACAGTGTAAGTATCAGTAGTTACATTTGGTATATTGAATAGATTAGTTGGTTGATCACTATCACCAACAACCATAGAAGCAGCAGTTCCTTTCTTCGTGAAAGTTAATTCATCTCCAGTTTTAAATGGATGATCTGGGATATAAATTGTTCTAGTTGGAATTGGTGTTTCTATAGTTGTTTCACCTACAACATAATCAACACTTATACCACCACCTGCTGTTGTTCCAACACCAACAGATTGCCTACCATTAAAGTAAACAAGTTCATTTCTTTTAGAATTAAATTGCTCAGTTTTAACAGAGAACTTTAATTCATTGTTTAATACATCTAACTTAGATCCATAAGTATGAGCAGCACCTACAGTAAAACGCTTTACTCTTAAAATAGAACCTATATCATAAACATTAAGAACCCTAACAATCTCATCATCATTAATTCTTATACTTGATCCAACTGAAACACTATCAGGGATTACATCAACGTAAATATCATCAACTCTACCTTGAGTGATAGGATTTTCAGTCATTGATTTTGCTAAACCAATAACATCAGTTTTTATTCCAACACTGAATGAATTTGTTAGATTTGTTATAGAACTAGTTAATTCACTAATAGAAACAGTATCACCATCATTCAATTCTATAAATGGTTCCCACTTTGCTAAAACTTCATTAGAATTTTTCCAAGTAAATACTGCACCTTCAAACTTTTCTAACTGGGTTTTAATACTAGAAACACCAATACCTGCTATAGTCTTAACTTGACCTCTAAGTCCAGTTCCATTAGTTCCCGTATCATCAAAATCTGTAAAATCACCAACCTGATATCCAGTACCACCATCTAAAACTTGCAACTCATCTATTTGACCTGTAGTAACAGATTCTATAGTGGTTAGTTGCCTTAAGTATTCATTAGATTCTATAATAAAATCATTATTTGCTGTTGAATCACCAACTTTGTATGGGAAGGTATTTCTTGATAGATTAGAATTATTAAAATCAAATTCTTGATTTAATGTATCATTTACCTCTATGAAAGGTGATCTATAAGTTTTACCTACAAAATATGGGAAACTTGGTTCTAAAGTATTTGTTTGGGTACTAGGAGATACACTAGCAAAATATGCATAAACTCCATTAGGAAATTCGTCTGTTTTACAGAACCTACCATTATGATCGTCAAGATCACCTAAATCTGGATCATAATGCCAATCTTCAATGAAAAATCCTGGAACAAATTCAGCAATATGATCAGGTCTATCAAATACTTTACTTGCATCTAATTTGTATCCTGTAGTTAATATTCCAACAGAAGGACCTAATTGTGTATTATTAGTATACCCATATGGTCCATAAATTGGATTTCCATCATATGCCCAACCAATAATTGGAGAATGTTTTGAACCATCATCCTTAAATTCAGCAGCAATATTTGAAGAATATCCGTGAATACTTAAATGTAAATCATTATCCTCTGAACTTAAATTATGATTACCATGTCTAAAATTATTATCAATAGTTAATTTTCTAACTCTTGGTTCAAATATTGCATTTGATCCTCTAGATTTAACACTAATAGAAACTTGAGATGCAGTATATCCAATACCAGAATTAATAACCTTTACTTCTTGTAATTTACCAGTTACATCAACAACTGGTTTTAAAATAGCACCACTTCCATAAACACCAGTAGTTGTTATACCAGTTGCTTCTAACTTAATCTCAGGAAGAGAGAAATAATTCTTACCTCTGTTCAAAACTTGAACAGCAACTACTTTACCATCAACTATGGATGCACTTACTACACCATTTTCACCATTTCTAACCTTTATTGAAGGATTTTGTTGGTGATTTAAGATAGTTGATCCATATTTTGTTCCTTTCTCATAAGTGTAAGTATCAATTATACCACCAGTAACAATTGGAGTGAAATTAAATGTTCCAGTAACTTCAGATGGGAATGTTACATCAGCAGTGACTTTAATATCTGGATATTTGAATATCTGGGTTCCTATTCCTACTGAATCTAAATTAATATAGTCATTTCTAACATAATTCACATCTGATGGCGATTCTTTTAATCCAGCATCTGCTAATTTAAATGAATCTTCATTAATCTTTAACACATGATAAGAATGAGTAATATCTAATCCAGAAATCACAGTTCCTGTAGTATTATATTCAATAAGATCACCATTTTTAAATCCATGACCATTAAAATCTATTCTTGAATATTCAGTTGATACATTTACAGGTTGAACTTCTAATTTTCTATATTGATACCCAGAACCAGCATTTAATACTTTAACTGATTGTAATGTTTTCTTAGATACTGTTCTAAACTTATGAATACCACTAGCATTAGTTGAAGTTGAAATACCAATTGTATTAATACCTGCTATTGCCTCTTCACTGGTGTTATGTAATCTAACAGTTTTTGAATTTACAAAACTAACAGCATATGGTGTTCCTGTTGCTAATGACCCAGTAGCAGTATTTCCAACATCCCCAAATGGTCCAGTTCCAATTTCAACATTACCATTACTATTATAATAAACAACCTCTCCAGTAGTTAAAAAATGCTCTGTTTTAAAGGTAATTGTTTCATCTTCAATAGATAAACCACCTGAGAAGAAAATATCTCTACTATCAAATTCAACTTCTCTAAATCTAATACCTATAACTGGTTCTAATACACAACCATCTCCATTTCCACCTGTTAGTGCAATAGATTTTACATCATCAATATCAAAATCATGAGGATCAACTATAACCTCTTTAACACTACCTTCAATAATTGGTTCAACTATTGCATCTATTCCACCATTATTACTTGGATCAACATCTAATTTTGGTGGATTTATAACATCATATCCGTCACCACTATTATAAACATCTACATTATCAATTTGACCATAGTAAATATAATCCGAAGATATTGGTGTTTCTATCTGAACACCATTAATTAACATACCAACTCCACCAACAGGAGTCTCATCTGTACCAGATACGTATAAATTTTGGGTTAATGGATACTTTCTTAATATTTTATTTGCAGATAAATCTCTATCATAATGATCTACTCTTGTAAGTGTATGACTATTGGATGTAGTCTGAGATTTAAATCTAACTGCATTATCTGGAGTGCCTATCTGTCCTCTTGATTTGTATAATCTAACAGTAGTAAAACCAACATTTGATGTAGTAGCTTCTATTTTTTCAAGATAATAAAGATCACCACTGGATAACCCTTCCAATGGATCATCGGAAGTATATACTACAGCATCACCTGTAATTAATCTAAAATCTGAATTATCAAACTGAATGCAGTTATATGTTTGAAGATCAACATCAAAACAATTTAAATTAGGAAGTGCTGATGATATTCCGACAGAAATTCTTCTAACTATAGAATCTAATTCATAAGATGGTAATGAATTAGATGCAACATATGCATCTGTTTTACCATCAATATAAACATTAGATACATCTGATAATATTTTTGAATTTCCTTCCTTTATTTCTATACCACTACTAGATGCTTTGTTTAATTTTCTTCTCAAATCATAAAATAAACCATCTACTGGAGTAAATGCTGATATACCAGATACTGTTAATACCGTTTTAGTAGCATTAATACCAGTAACTTCTGCAAATGGTGCTACAACTGTTTCAGAGTTTCTCTGTAATATTTCAACAATATCTCCAACCTTTACACTAGACTTATCTACTTTACTGGATACTGTAATACTAGAACCAGAGATTACAGAAATCTCATATCTACAACTAGTATTGTATATCCATGAGTTTGCAAATATTTCCTTATAAGTTTTATTAAAATCTGGATTTGGTATAGATTCTCCTACATTTTTAACAAAAACTTTCTCACCTGGTGAAACTAAAGCGATATCAGAAACAGTTTTAAACTCTGAAAGAACACCAGTAATCCTTAAATCAACTTTCTTGGTTAAATCACCATCCTCATACCCAAAGATAAATTCATCAGCTCTTACATCAGATCCTGTTGAAATATCTTCTTCAATACCAGTACAACCAAAGAATTGATTAACTGATTTTGAACTATATGTAATTGAGTTAATTCCACACAATACATAACCAGTTTTAGCGAATCCAACAGTAGAATCAACAGAAAGTACTGAAGAATCTTTTAGAGAAGGTTCTAATGCCTTTGTTTTACCTGGTATTGTAAATGTTCCTTCAATTAAATCCCTATCATTAAATCCAACAAATAAAGAAAGTTGATAATATATTTTATTTTCTCTAGTTAATATCTCAACTTCTGAAACTGATGCATTAGTTCTAGAATCTGTTGATTTTGTAATGGTCTGACCAACTAATTTAGACGGATCTCCATTAATTGCTTCCGCAATAATAACTTCTCTTCTTATAAATTCGGAAGTAGATGGTTTAAGTAACTGTTCTTCAAGATCTAATATTTTAGCATCTACACCAAATAATAATTTTAATAATATTCTTATAGATTCTTCAATACCTTTTGATTGATAAAAAGATCTTGCATTCTTTATAAAATTACCAACATCAATACCTTCTGCAAAATCATTATCTTCTAATCCAGGTAGGAATGTTCTCTTTAATTTTTTATAGAATTCCTGTAAGAATAAAACACTTAGATTATTAACAACACTACTAGCAACATGATCATTTGCTCTAGTACTTTCAAATAATAAACCTTCTTTGTTAACATTATCTAATGATGAAGATATTCCAACACTATATCCACTTACACCACTAAATCCACGAACACATCCAGTAAATGATGTATCAGTTTTACCTGTATAGGTAATAATTTCATCACCGATCTTTAAAAGACCATATTCATCAGGAAATCCCTTTGTAGATGCAACGGTAATAGTTGTATCAGATGCTGTAATTGCCGCTAATAATGAAGTTGTTCCATGAATAACTTCAGGAACTAAGTTATCTGATTTTAAATACTGATCTAAATTTTCAATTAGATCAGTAGGACCTCCTTGAAATTCTTGAGAACGGTAATATTGTTTAAAAAATTCAGTTACATTAGGAAAATCAGACCTTAAAAATTCAGGTATCTGACTCTCAATAATTCTGTTGACTTGAATTCTCTTATCAATTCCTATACTCATTTATTTTCTCTCTAGGTCTCCATTTGCGTAACTTGATGTGTAATAGTCTCTAGTAAATACAACGCCTGAAACGTCTTCTCCCGATGCTATTACATCTTTAACCATATTTATCCGACTATCTGCAACGCTGAAAACTAAGTATAAATCCTTCAATCCAACTACATCATTTGATTCTGGGAACGCTTGAATTTCAATCAAATCGTTATTTGCTGAAGTTCCTGTTATATTTAACGTATTTAAGATAATTTCACCCTTCATGTAATCAACTGTTCCTGCAGATTTTGCAATAACATTCAATTCATCTTTTTGGTTTCTTGAAATTACACTCAAAATACCCTTTCCACTACCATCTAGAGTTCCATCTTCCTTTTTATTTGGAACATCAGTTAAATATACAACATCATTTGACCCACTTACAGTAAATCCAGTGCTTTTTATGTTAAAACCTAAAGGATTTATGTGAAATCTGTTACCAAAACATAATTCATACTGTGCGAATTGATTTATTAGAACTTTTAGATCTCTTCTAATCTTTAAAGTAGTAATATTAGATGTAATTGCAGTATCAACTCTATCAATTAACTGTAAGATCTTACTATACTTAAACCTACCACCAAACTTATTAATATCTACAGTTTTGGAGTAAGTTGTAAGAGAATCAGTAATCCTTGTTTTCAAATCATCCGCATTATTTGTTTGTGCAGTGTTATAATAGATGGTTGAATCACATTCAACATACAAAATCTTAAGATCTACGATTTCTGAGTTAATTCCAGCGATTGCGTAACTCTTTAACTTGTTTTTTATCTGTTGTTTGTCAAAATCAGAAACATATGTTCCATTTTTAGGTTTAATGCTAATTTGAACTTGTCCAAACTTAGGTGGAGTTAATTCTTCACCACCAACAACGGCAACAGATTCTGTTTTAGGATAAATTGACTGTATTATTGCCTCATAATCCCTTGGTGTAACCGCCCTATACTGCGATGAATAAATTCTAGGTGCAAAATACTTAATAGATGATACACCTTCCATTTCAGCACCATTTGAGGCACTATTAACAGTGTTTACCGAGATTCCACTGTTAGGAATAATTGTAGATGCACCTATATCATCAGGATCCCTATCTTTAAAAACTCCTTGGAAACTAAATTCTGAAGCACCATTACCTTCTTTACCATCAGTTACAATATATCGAACTGTGATAATAGAATTATTTTCTAATTTTTTACCAAAATACCCATCACCAAATAATATTTCAAAATTTTCATCTTGAATTTCCTGAACAAAGAAAACTTCAGAGTCTTTATTAAGATTCAGGATATTATCAATCATGTTGTATTGTCTTCCAATACCAGTATCTGATATTCCAGCAACATATACTTTAAGTGTAGATGTATCAATATTTGGGTTTGCGAGTATAAATCTTTGGTCTGCGTTATTATTTGCTACAAATCTTGTTTCTAAAAATGTTCCTTGTAGTATTTCAATAGGTTCACTTTCAGAACCAAAGGAAGCAACACCATTTTTAATTGCTGCGGATATACTCTGAGTAGTAGAGAATCTGAATGTAGTGTTATTTGCTGCCCCAGTGCATACTAAACCAGGTTTTAAGTGTATTGTTTGTGCAGTTGAGTTAGTTTCTACATCAAAGTGAATAGAACTCTTTGCAGCAGTTTTTGAACGGGGTACATAACCTATATTTCTTGCCAAAGAAACTACATTTTCTCTTACAGTTGCTGAATCTAAGAAGGATTCGTTTACAACTAGGTTTGCATTAAAGGCATTAATGTAGGTATTGTATGCTAAAGTATCAATTAAAATCGAAAAGTTAGAACCCTCAAAGTTAAAATCAGTAAAATTGCTGTTAGCACGAAGATAATCCCTTATTTGGGCTTTAATCTGGTCAAAATCTAAACTTGTAAATTGAGTAAAAGGCATATTATTATCTTGTTGGTTCTAATAAGAAGGAAAATGATTGTATCGGAACTTCTAATCCTACAATTTCAAACAATACAGATACTTCAAATGCATTGTCATCCATAGCAGCATTGATTTGAACCTCTAAATTTGCAACTCTAGGTTCATATCGCTCAACTGTTTCAACAATTTGGTTTTGAATCACCTTCTTCATGGTAGGGTAGTAGTTTTCAAACAAACTTGCCCTTATATCGGTTCCAATATCAGACTGAAAAAACCTCTCTGTGGGGATTGTCTCGACCAAATTCCTTACAGAACGTATAATTGCACGTTCATTCATCAACACAGGTAGGTCTTTCGTCACAGGATGTGGTTTGAAAGCAAAACTTATGTCTTTAAATGCTTGAGATGTGCGTTCGATTGCCATCAGAACGGTTTATTTAGTATTATATCTTTTTATTTATACCTAATTTTTACGAATTATTTTATTTCGATGCAGAATCTGAAAATTCCTCTACCCAAGAGGTTAAAATATACTTATTTCCACCAATTGGAGGGTTTCCACGGTGTGTATGCGTCCAAGAAGTTGGAAAAATCACGTATTTTCCTGCTTGAGGTTTAATTCTTACGTTTTGATGAATAAATTCTGTCTCTCCACCTTCAAAATCATCGTTCAAATATAACAAAGTGACTAATTGTCGGTATGGATTACTTGGACCTTGATCAGCATGCCAAGAATGGAATCCTTCACATGGTTTTGTGCGTTGTAATTTCAAAAGTTTATGTTCAATCTTCTTTGTCTGAAGAATTTCGTATTGATTAAAGTATTCTATGATAGCAATTTTAGATAATTCTTGAAATTGCCCATAAATTATACCAGTTCTTTCCGCAGTTATATCATCTACACCAGGAAAGCAACCAGCAAGTATCTCACTCATAAAAACTTGAGTATCTTTTACACCTCTTATGTTGCGAGGCATATGAACTCCATTTGAATGTATCAGTTCAAAATAGTCAATAAAATGACCCAAATTTAGATCATTTGAGTCGAATAGAAATTCAGATATAAAGTTTGAATGATGTTTAAGACCTAGAAGTTTAGGTTCTTGATTCATCTACCTTGTCCTCTATATCTTTTAGGTGCTTTATTTCGAGACGAAGCGGCATATTTTGAATGTTTTCCCCTTCCTTGACGAGTTTTTTTCGGTGTTGATTCTACAAATGTAGATCCAGATAGACTTTGTTTAAATTTTGCCATAATTAATTCGCTTTAATTTCAGTTCTTAAATCTTGGGGGTTATGAACCCCAGTGCTATAGAATTCTTGAGCAAGATCTTCCATAGCATCAAAGTATTCATCTTGGGTGAGGTTCTCAAAGAGAAGTTTATCACCCTCAAAGATATTATATAACTCTTTGTTTTTCATGACCAACTCTTACACGAGGATCACACCATATCTCAAAACCAGCCTCTTTCGCATCTAAGCAGAACGAAACGTCCTCACCGCACATATCTTGAACCTCACCAGACTCAAAGACTTGCATCTTAGGAGCAAACCAAGGATACTTCATTTCATCGTGCTCAAACACACCATTCTTAATCAGTGTCCAACCAAAACCAGTGTAATCTACCGTAAATGGTTTCTTTCTTTTCGAGATGCTTTCGAGGGTTTCGTGATTCATAACACCACCATTAGAACGGAAATCATCCTCTTCCATCCAATGAGCAACTGAAGTTGTCTTACCATCCTCAGTGCAATACCAACCAGATGCAATATCCTGATCCATCAAAAGGATTTGCCAGAACTTCTCAGAGTTGAATACAATATCGCTATCGATCCATAGTTGGTAATCATACTTTAACTGTCCATCCCAAGGTTTCTGATCAGGTCCTCGAAGAACATTCGCACCTAAGCACTTACACCGTGCAAAGTTGACCATTGATGAGTAATCCTGCGAGATTTGGATACTTGCTCCATTTTGAACCAGATCAAAACATAGTTGAACAAAGCTCTTTAAAAATGCATATGATACTCCTCTTCCTGGTAGACAGAAAACTACTGTCTTACCCTTTACCATCTCCTTTGCTTTCTCGTAGTCCCATTCAGGTGCTTTCTTGACAACAGGAGATTTCGCTTTTACCGTAAATCCTTTTGACATTATTATGTTGTAATTACTCTTATATTATATGCGATTATATAGTAAAAGTCAACTTAAATATTTGACTGAATTTAGGTCGGTATCATACCCAAAAGGACGTTTAGGGAAAGTATTAAACGATAAACTAATTCTTACTGAATCTGATTCATTCGGAGGTACTTGATGTGGCATTAAAGAAGAAAACACTACTAATGAACCAGGAACAGATGCAACATTTAATGCTGATGCCATATACTTATTATGCTCTACTTGATCATCAGGTTCATATCTACTTGTTGGTTCTAAGTATAAAGAGAACTGCCTACCACGAGTACTGAATACAATCGGAGCACCTTTTTCCTGTGCTGATATTAAGTAGAATGTTCCACTCAGAAAACTATTACTATGCCAATGCTGTGGATTCGTCATACCAGGCTCATTTACATTTGCCCATGACTGTTGTATCTCTAACTCTTGCTCAGTATCAGTAATATCCAATGCATACTGCTGACAAGCTTCTAAACAAAACTTCTTTAAATCTGCAAATATAGGTTCTTCAAATAACCATACATTCTCAGATTTTACATTACCATTAGAATGCACAAACTTCTCTTTACTTAAAAACTCAAGTAATGGTTGTATCTCTCCATCCCACTCATACACTCTTATAGGAGGTTCTGCGAAAGTTTCTATTTGTTCTACGTGTTTTATCATTTAATTAAAAGTAATTTAATGCAATCAGATATCTCTTCTTTGCATCTGTGCAAGTAGTACTACAATGAGGTCTAGAACCATCATGTAAAAGTAATCGATTCCTTTTACTTACTACCTTCTCTTCATTAGTAAAGATCTTCTCTTTCATATATTCAAGAACATCAACCTTCTGACCACTATCATCTGCAAATGTAGTATCATTCTCTGCATCCCAATCAGAATTAGACATTAATGTATAACCATTACAATCATTCATATAGAGTAATGCTGCTTTATGATCATAACCAAAATCTACGTGTGGTGCATGAATAATCTGTCTTCCTTGATTTACATACATTATAATACGACATCTAATTAATGCACGAACATCTAACATATTATAGAGATAATTTAACTCCTCGTGCATAGCACTCTGAGGAAAGTAATGATTATACACTTCATGAACAAAATAGAATGCATCATTTGCACCATCCTCTCCGTGAGCAACCTGTTCCTGAAAGATCCATTGAAACTCTGGTCCACTCTGTAATATTCTGTTCTCTAAATGCGAAATATACTTCTCATCAAGATAATCATCAGTAATTGTATATCTCATTTAATAAGAAGCATCCTGTAGTAAATCTTTTTCTTGATCTGTTGTATATTCAATCTCTTCATATTCTATCTCATCCTTATAATATGAATGATATAACCTACCCCATATAATTTTAAATTCATACTTATCTAAGTCTTTAAAAAGAACTTCACCTCTTAAGTATATGTGATATGTGTTACTCATTGTTCTGTAATAATAAGTTCTTCACCGTCTGTTTTAAACTTTAATTCAGTATCTTCATACCATCCTTGATCATTAACTGCCCATTCAGGAATCCTTACATAATATTCTCCAGTTACTGAATCAACCTCTAAGGGGCGAATATCTTCTGGATTATTTTTTTGCATTACAAGTATTCTCTTTTTGCATTATATATCATCATGGATTTTTTTGCAAGTCAACCCTGTGGGCGTTTTTTAACAGCGAAAAAAAATTTGAAGTCTTATGGAATATTGTTCTCGCTTTCGTAACACTTTGTAGGTTAGGGTAGTTATGCTTTTTTAAACGGGGGCGGGGGGCGAACCCCCGATCACGGGGGCACTGCCAATACACGAACGAACCGCCTACGCTGCTGCTCCCTCACGAATCATCGCTATGCGATCCTTGCGATACTGTGCCTTAGCACGGGTGATCACCCCTTCCAAATCTGCTACCATACACTTTCCCAATCCCCGTGCTGGTGTGAATGTGCCGCCTCTACCTGATGAGGCACGGAGAACTGATCCCTTAATGTTTGTATCAGTTGCTCTTACAGTTCCGATTGCTTTTGCCATAGTGCCTCTGATGTGTATATGAATATTATAAAGGATAAAGCACCCCGAAGGGTGCTAGTGTGTGCCAGTTTAATTACTGTCCATTGTGATACTCACCCATTAGGCACTTGCCATAATATACGGCAGCGTATCCATACTCTTCGGATAACCCAAGGCATAAACCCCAACACTCATCAAGTGTTTTTTTGATTGTATTCTCAAAGGGAGCAGATGGGCATACCACTGTGTATGGGAAAGAAGGATTGAAAGCGGTTTGATTAAAATTGTTCATATACACAGTATAACCATAAAAAAGGGGGAATGGTGTCCCCCTTGTGCCACTTTGCCTACTGGCACAGTTCCTCAAATCTTCGCTGTGCTTCATCTGCAATAATAGGTAAGTAACCTAACTCTGAATCCTGATCTATTGCATCCAGTTGATCGAAGGTTAGATTATTCGCCTTTGCGTAATCCACCCACGCTTCATCGTAACAGGTTTCTAATAACACTTCGTGATGTAGGCAACTCATTTAACCCACCTCCTTTGAGATGAGATCCCACACCTGAGAGAAACGCTCAGAGGTGAAATTGGAGTTTTCATCAACATCGGAATACTCTTCCGCTTCCTCATCCCACTTCTCAGGGAGATCAAAGCAGTATGCTTGAGTAAAAACTTCGTTGATTAATCGTAGATCTTCTTTAGAGAGATTCATTTGATTTGTTTTGTTCATATACACAGTATAGCAAAAAAAGAGGGGGTGTGAACCCCCTTTGTGCCAATTTAATAATCGTTTAAGATTGAGGTTCTTCTGCGTGGTGCATAAGAAATTACCTCTTCCTTTTGCCTACGCTCTGCTTCTTTGAGTGCTGCGTAGATCTCAGATGTTAAAGGTTGCATTTAAAAAAGGCAAGTAGTGGTGAATAGTATTATACTAAGGATAGCAAGGGCGTTACGCTCTTCTCTTACATCCTTAACACTTTGTAAGGCATCAAAGATTTGTGCCTTAGTGTTTTTCAAAGTGACTTGAGTCATTTGTTAGAAATCGTTTTTAGAATTCAGAAAGAAATCAAGATCCTGCTTTGTTTCCTCTGTTAATGATTCAGAGATGGCATCCTCCATGAGTGCTGCGATTGCATCGTCTGTGAGGTAGTCATCGAAACGTGGGAAAGACATTGAATTAAATCTGATATGTGAATAATAGGCGGTTGAGAGGGCAACCGCAACCCATGTTGTGCCAGTTTAATTACTGGTTAGGTTATCAAAGAAATCTTGTGGCATTGTGGTAGCATTAACACCCTCTAACCATTTGTTGATGTGGCGTGAGGTTGTGGCACTCCACTTACGCTCTGTTCTGTAGTAATCGTAATCAGGTGTTCTTGCCGCAACAGGTGTATTATAAGAGAAAAATACCTGATGCCCATCAGCAAGGGTGATCTGAGTTTGATTAGTGCCGAGTTTGAGGAGTTGCATTAGTGAATCCTTTGGTTAACAATGTTATCATAACAACTCAGAGAGGAGTTGCCACTCTTCTTAAGAATCTTTACAGAATTCTTTCACCGATCTCATAGATCTGATTGTGATTGATTCTTGCACCTATGCGAGGATCCTTTCTTGTGGATACTCCAGAATTAATTTCCTTCCATTGTTTCTTAATAGATGGTAGGATGAGTTTAAGAACATCCCAATACTTGAGTTTCCAGATCTCAGCAACCTTGCCACCCTCATAACGTGCGAAGTAGTGGTTCTTGTAGTTGCCAATTTTCTCCTCCACAACGTAACGCTCCTGTTCTGCCCAAGTATCCTGAACAGAGATTCCATTGTAAGTTGCGTTGATCTTAGGGGCAATAGTGCTTTTATATTCGCACCCTCCCTCTTCATCATAGGCATCTGCACCTGAATAATCATCAGCAACAGTATGCCCCAAAATTCCTGCCATATGAATCTCACGGGAGCGAGCATATGAGAAGGGATCACCCCAACCATTTTCTTCACAAACTGTGTAGAGTTGTTCATAAAGTGTTTGATACTTCTGCTCTGGTGTGATGGAAGTTTTCATTTCTTTAAAGAATGATTTGTTTGGTATGTGTTAATAATAAACCCCCACTCAAGCGAATGGGGGTTATGTGTGCCAGTTTAAAAATTGGCACAGATCTTATCTAACCATCCACTTTCTTTTCTGGCAAGAAGGCGTTGATAGATTCTTACAATCTCATTAAACTCAAGCACGGTGAGATCATCACCCTCCCAGTTCTCAAGGTAATCCATATTTGCCCTATCGGGTGTGCCATCAATGAAAGTGGGGCAACTGCAGAAATCTCCATCATATGAGATCCAGAAGTGCCTACCAAATTGTTCAGATGCAATCATTTAAATGCTGCTTTGTGTTTACCCCTCTATGATGCCATCAAATTCCAAGGGGTGCAACCATCAGTGTGCCAGTTTAATAAGTGGCACAACATGGGTAGATTTTATGTTCAGATGAATTATAATATGTGTAACAACTGAAAGAGGTGAGGGGTATCACCGAGGACAAAAATCTTCGCCACTCCCCCTGCGATGAATTATTATTAGGTAACAAATATTAATGCCTATGTGCCAGTTCACAAAGTGGCACAAGGTCGGTTGCAATAGGAGAACAACCGACTATAATACAGTTTCATAGGTGGCACATCCTCTGCCATCTCATATCTGTATGCCAATGTATAGACTGCACACACCTGCGTGAAACATGCGTATGTGTGCATTATAATGCGTCTATGTGTTCATATTATATCATACATGATGACGTATTGCAAGTGTCTCGTATGATGTGTCTCGACGTGCATATATCTCGTCATGATCATCTAGATGACATGTATATGAGTATGATGAATCTAGATGAGAATCTAGTTCATAATCTAGTTGATGATACATGATGAGAATCTCGAACAGATCTAGTTGAGTTATACGAATATTATAGCAGATCTCGTCGAGATTGTCAACACGAATAAGACACGAAGATCTCGAACAAAAAAACACGAATGAAACACGAAGATCTCGAAGAGTTTTATGTGGGTTTCACGAAAAAATCGCTCCTGTGACTTGACAACACGAACGCCTCATGATACGCTCGCTAAACCTGCATCAGACACGAAGGTTTCTAAGTGCTTTTGTGGGTATTTTTGTGCCTATAATCATACTATAACATACACAAAGATACTCAAGGATACTATCCTTATAAAACACGAAGATATATTTATAAAGGTATTTAAAACCTTATTTTAAACATAAACTGTAACAAAGACTACAATATCCCTATAAGTTCATCGGTAG